TCACGCCATGCGATCGATCGCGATCGGCCGGTTGCTGATAATCAGCTCGCCGACCTTCTTCGCCGCGCCGGCGCCCACCGTATAGGTCACCGGCACATCAATCATGCCGAAGCGCCCGAACACCTCGCGCGCGCCGGGCGTGTCGTTGATCGACAGCACGAACGCACCCTTGATGCCGGCGAGCTGGTCGGCAAGCGCCGCGAAGTCCGCCCGGCCGAACACGTCCTGGCCATAGTCCGTCTCGCAGCCCCAATAGGGCGGATCGAGGTAGAACAGCGCGCCCTCGCGATCGTAGCGCCGGATGAAGTCGCCATAACCCAGCTGCTCGATGACCACGCCCTGCAGCCGCTCGTGGATGTCGGCGAGCATCGGCTCGAGCTTCCCGACGTTGAACCGCGCGCCCTGCCCCTTGTCGACGCCGAAGTGCCGCCCCTCGACCTTGCCGCCGAACGCCAGCCGCTGAAGGTAGAGGAACCGCGCCGCACGCTGGAGGTCGGTCAGCCGCTCACCAGGGATCGCGCGCAGCCGCTCGAACTCGGCGCGGCTGGCGACGCGCCAGCGCAGCATGTCGATGAAATAGGGATAATGCTCCTGCAGCACGCGGAAGAAGGTCGCAATGTCGCCCGAGACGTCGTTGATCGCCTCGGCCGCGGGCTTGGTCGGGCGGCGCAGGAAGATCCCGCCCATGCCGACGAACGGCTCGGCGTAGCTGGTGTGCGGGATGCGGCCGAGCAGTGCGACGACGCGGCGCGCCAGATTGCGCTTGCCGCCGATGTAGCCGGCCGCAGGCGCGACCGGACGAACGAAATAAGGGTGTGACATGTAGGAAAAACTCGCCTTGTAGAGATCCCGCCCGGCGAGCCGGGTGCGGGACGGCCGATTGGCCGATCGTGTCGTGGCGAGATTTCCCCTCGTCGGTTTGGCCGGGCGGCAACCCGGCTTCCCCCGCCCGGCCAAGCGGCCGAACGCCAGAAATTATGCGGCTTGCGCCTTCACCGGCTGCATCTCCTCGAGCGATCGGAAGGCGATCACATCGCGGCCGACCCATGCGTTGATCTCGAGGAAGACCGACTGCAGCGGGACGATCTCGAGCGTCCAGAACATCGCCGTCGCATCCGTTGGGCTGCCGAACGCCGAACCCTGTGCGGGCACGATGCCGAGCAGCTGGGGCGGCACGCGATGCGCCGCCATGACGTCTGCCTGCGTCGCGTTCTTGATCCCGAGGAACTCGTCCTTTGCGCCAGCCTCGGTCACTGGGATGATCTTGAGCGAGCCTTCCTTGCCGTTCGGGGCATGGACGAACAGGTTGCGGAAGTTGCCCGGCCCCTTCGACTGGCGCAGCGCCTCCCGGATCTTGCCAGTGTCGGTGTCGTCGATGTCGCCGGTGGCATAGAGGATGTAGCCGGCATGGCTGCCGTTCAGATAGTAGCGGCGCCGGAACAACGTCGCCGCCTCGTTCAGCAGCGCCGACTGAAGCGCCGAAAGGTATTCCGGCACGCCGTAGATCTCCTGGTTGAGATCGGGCTGCGCCAGCTGCAGCACCGTTGCGGTTGCGAATGGCGTGGCGTCGACGTTCCCGGGCACCCACCAGAAGACGTCCTGGTCAATTCCGCGGCGCGTGTGCCGCGCCATAGCGTGCTCGATGCGCAGCGGCTCCATCAGCCTATTGCGGCGTAGCTCGGCATAGGCGTTGCCGAACACGAGATAGTCCTGCACCAGCTTGCCAAGCGTCGCGCGCGACACCTCGGCCGATGGAATGAACGATCCCAGCAGCAGGTTACGCTTAAGGAAGATCGCCGAGCTATGGTGCGGCGAAACGCGAAACGCCCGCGCCAGCCCGTCGAGCGGCACTGGCGGCTCGTACCAGCGGCCGTTCTGCACGCATTCGAGCAGGTCGAGCAGCTGGCGCCGGTCGAGCACCGGCTCCGGATCGCCGAACGCGTAGCTCTCGACGTTGGTCCGGTCGCGATCGGCGCCATGCACCATAGGGACCGAAGTCGATGCTGCCGGCGTCTTCCCCATGATCCGCGCCAATATCCCCGTCTTCTTCGCCACCGATGATCTCCATGCGCGTCTTCGGCCGCGCGTTGCCGTCGAGGGGTTCGTTGATGAAAATGTGCATGGTCGCCCAGGCGAGGTCGGCGTGGCCGGTTTCCTCGCTGCGGCTGGCCTTGAACGTGATCGCCCTGCCCGATCCGGTCAGCGCCTTCTTGATCGACAGAAACGCCGACTGCAGGTCGATCCAGCTGGCATCGAACTCGACCCGGCCGCGCGCGATGGTGTGCTGCGCCTTCATGACCATGCCGGCTTTCGCCTCGAGCGAATATTCGATCTTCACAACGCCCCGCATGCGGTCGCGCAGCAGCTGATAGACGGCCGATCCCACGCCGCCGGCATCGACGCCGAGGTAGGTGCAATTGTACCGCGACAGGATGTTGAGGACGAACTCGGCCTGCGACTGGAAGTCACCGCGCAGCTGGTGGCGCTCGAGCAGCCGGAACTTGCCGCTCTTACCGTCAGGCGGCAGCGCGATGACGAGCGCGGCATTGTCGCCCTCCTCGCTTTCCTGCGGATCATAGCCCGCCCACACTTCCTGCATGCCGGCAGGGCGCGCCGCTAACGGGTTGATATCCCGCCAATCGACGTCGGGATCGACCGTGCACCGCTGCAGCTCGTTGAACTTGAACGCCGAGAGGCTGTCGTCGACGAACTGGCAGCCATAGAGGTTGGCATATTCGTCGGGCGCGTTTTCCTCGCGCACCTCGTTCAGATCGAATAGGTTGCAGCCCTGCGCCGCGGCATCCTCAAGCGTCAGCATGTGCCGCCAGATGTGATCGGCGCCGAGGGCGCCGGCCTTCAGCGTCTCGTACGTCGTGTCGATCGTGACCTGATCGGCCTTCTTGCGACGCCGGTTATAGGCGGCGCCGGTCCATAGCGGATACGCCTGGTGCGCGACGGTCGAGGGCGTCGACAGGTACGTCTTGCGATAGTGCTTGTGGCTCGCCATCGCCTTGGCGACCTTGTTCAGCTCCTCGAAGCCATAGGTCCAGAAGAACTCGTCGAAGTAGAAATCGCCGTGATAGCCCTGCGCGGTGCGCGCGTTGGTGCCGAGGAAGACCAGCTCGATCGCTTCATCGCTTTCGGGCACCAGCTCCGACGACAGGATGATCGGGTCGCCCTTGAGCTTCACGCCGACGCGCGCGGCAAACGCCACGATATACTTGCGGAAGACGAGCGCCTGGTTCTTCGACGCCGAGAGGAAGATCTTGCTGTTGCCGGTCTCGAGCGCGTCGATCAGCGCCTCGCGTGCGAAATAGAAGCTGGCGCCGATCTGCCGCGACTTGAGCAGCATGCGCGTGCGCTGGTCGCGGTTCGCCCACCACAGCTCCTGATATTCGAAGTTGCCGTCGTGGAAGATCGTCTTGAGCTGCTCGACCTGCTCGGCGGTGAAGTGGTTGGCAGGCGCCTTGTCCTTCTTCGGCCCGGCGTTCCGATTGGCCACCTTATCGTTGAGATCGCCCTCGTGCCCGCCCGGCTGTTCATAGCGGCGGATGCGCGCGGCCGACGTCACCTGCCGCATCAACAGGTCGATTTCTTTAAAATCGTGGCCGGTCTTCTGCTCTTTCGCGATCAGCGTGTTGAGGCGGCATTCGAGCGCATCCTCCACCTTCGATAGCGACGGCGCCTCGTCCCACTTGGCGCGCTGTTTCCATGCCTCGACGGTCGACCGGTTCAGCCCCAGCTCGTCGGCGATCTGCGTGATACCCCAGCCGCGCCAATACAGGCTGCGCGCCTGCCGGCGTGCGTCGACCGGGATCGGCATCGTGGCAGCAGGCAACGGCAGGCCGGTGTCGGGGGGCAGCTTGTCCATGTCGGCGCGGAGCCTAGCCACGCCGGTTCCCGCGATCGGAGCGCCCTCACCTGTGGAAACGCCATTCTACAGGTCGACCGACTTGAGCCGAGCGCCGGTCTCGGTCCCTGTTCACGGCTCTAGCGCGGCTCCTGCCGCCAGTTTGAAACCGGACACAGGATCGCCCGCGCCATGGCCACCAAGACCACCCCTAGCAAGTTCTTCCGCGCCTTCACGGAAGGCCAGACGGTCAGCGATGGCCGCACCATCACGGGCGAGATGATCGATCAGATCGTCGAGACGTTCAATCCGAGCACCTACACGCCCGGCGTCAACATCGAGCACCTGTCGGGTTTCAGCCCCGAGGGACCGTTCAATCGCTATGGCGACGTTACGGCGGTCAAGGCGCAGGTCGACGACATCACGGTCGCCGGCAAGACCGAGAAGCGCAAGGCGCTCTATGCACAGGTCGCGGCGCTCGACAGCCTGGTGCTGCTCGCGAGCAACGGGCAGAAGCCCTTCCCCTCGGTCGAGCTGACCGCGGATTACGCCGGCACGAAGAAGGTCGGACTGGTCGGCCTCGCGTTCACCGACAATCCCGCCAGCATCGCGACGCAGAAGCTCAATTTCTCGCAAGCCGCAGCCGTCAACGGCAACCTCGTCGCCAGCGGTGACGAAGCGGTGTCGCTCGAGTTCGAGGCTGCACCGGCCGATGCCGAGAAGGCCATCACCGGCTTCTTCGCCGCCCTCACCGCCCGGTTCAAGGGTGAGAGCGAGAAGCCGAAGGATGAGCCAACGCCCACGCCGGCCAACGACAACGTCTTCGATCCCGCCGCCTTCTCGACCCAGATCGGCCAGGCCGTGTCGCAATCGATCGCGACCGCGCTCAAGCCGGTCTCCGACACCGTCGCCGCGCTGCAGGGCGAATTCGCCACCATGAAGGGCAAGCTCGAAACGTCCGAGCAGCCCGGCTTCTCGCGCTCGCCCGCAACGGGTGGCGGCGCCAATTCGCAGTTCCTCACCGACTGCTGATCACCCCCGCCGCCCCTTCCGCCCCACCCGATAAGGCCGCGCCAACGCGCTCCGCCGCCAAGGAAACGCCACGATGCAGACCGCAACCCGCCTCCTGTTCAACAGCTATGTCGGCACGCTCGCCCAGCTGAACAGCATCGATCCCTCGCTCACCGTGATCCCCGGCGAGCTGAAGCAATTCGCCGTCGCGCCGGTGATCGAACAGCGCCTGCAGGCAAAGCTGCAGCTGACCAGCGACTTCATGAGCCGCATCAACGTGGTGCCAGTCGCCGCGCAGCAGGGTGAGCGCGTCGGCGTCGGCGTCGGCCGGTCGCTCGCCAGCCGCACCAACACCGCAGGCGGACAGCGTCGCAACCCGACCGATCCGACCGCCAGCGACGTGATCGATCAGTATTTCTGCAAGAAGACCGATTACGACTATTCGTGGGGCTACACCCTGCTCGACGCCTGGGCGCACCGCCCCGAGTTCCAGCAGCTCGTGCGCGACGCCGTGCTCGTCCAGAAGGCCGAGGACGTGATCACGATCGGCTTCAACGGCACCAGCGCTGCCGCGGCGACCGATCGCAATGCCAATCCGCTGCTGCAGGACGTCAACTGGGGCTGGCTCTACAAGATGCGCACCTATGCGCCGAGCCGCGTGATGAGCCACGGCGGCAAGGACAACCTCAAGGTCTACGTGTCGGATACGGGCGATGCCGATTATGTGAACCTCGACGCGCTCGTTTTCGACGCGATCGGCAACCTGATCCACGAGCGGTACCGCACCGCGACCGACCTGGTCGTGATCGTCGGCTCCGATCTCGTCCAGGAAAAGTATTTCAAGATCGTCAGCGATGCCGGGGACAAGGCGACCGAGCAGGTCGCGCGCGACGTCATCCTGTCGAGCCGTCAGCTCGGCGGCAAGCCGACGATGCAGGTGCCGTTCTTCCCGCCGAACGCGATCCTGATCACCAGCCTCAAGAACCTGTCCTATTACTGGCAGATCGGCTCCGCGCGGCGCGCGGTGAAGGACGAGCCGGAATACGACCGGATCGCGAACTACGAATCGATCAACGACGCCTTCATGGTCGAGGAATACGCGAAGGCGTGTCTGATCGAGAACATCCAGCTCGGGCCGAAGCTCTAACCCGCTTCGGCTCCCCGCCCTGCTCGCCCTCTCGCTTCGGACACGATCATGAGCCCAGCTCGCCTACACCGGGACCGTATTGCCGCTTCGGCCGCATCCTCGCCCGCCACCCCGATCGCTGCCGAGCGGGAGGGCGGGCAACCAACCGCCGCGCCTGCCATTCCCGATATGACGCCCGCGCGCGTCCATCGCATCGCCGCGATCATCGCGGGCGCCGACACGACGCCGCGCGAAATGGTCGCCGCGCAGCTCGGCGGTGATCCTGCCGCGGCGCAGATCCAGCTGCGCCTGGTGCACGACAAGCGCACGCTGAAGGATATTCAGTCGATCGAGCGCAAGGTGGACGCCAAGCGACTGATGATCGTCGAATACCGCGCCTGGTGCGACACGATCATGGCGGCGCCGTTCGCTGCCGGTCTCGGCGAGGAAGTGCTGCCGACCATGATGATCTGGTCGATCGACATCGCCGACTGGGATCGCGCGCTCGAGATCGCCGCCTACGTGCTCGAGCACGACGTGCCGCTGCCGAAACAATATCAGCGCACCGCACCCGCGCTGCTGACCGAGGAAGTCGCCGGCGCCGCGCTCAAGATCCAGGCGAGCGGTGAAGCCTTCCCGCTCGACGTGCTCGAGCAAGTCGAGGCGCTCACCGGAGACGCCGACATGCACGACCAGATCCGCGCCAAGCTGATGAAGGCAATCGGCGCCGAGCTGATGCGTGGCGACGTGAAGACGCTGGCGCCAGATCGGATCAATGCGTCGCTCGGCTATCTACGACGCGCGCAGGCGCTGGATAACCGCGTCGGTGTGACGACGATGGTGCGTGGATTGGAGAAGGCGCTGAAACTCGCCGAATCCGAAACCCCCGCGCCGCCCGCGCCGCCTGTCGACGAAGCCGACATTACCGACACTGCCGGCGCTGCCGGCTGACCAGCTCGCCCCCGGCGCTCGGGGGCGGATCGCGCGGAGTGGGAGACCTTCGGGTCGCAGGGCCACTCCGGTCCCGGTCCCCACCCCCGTGATCAAAAAGGACCACCCCGCCATGCAGCTTTCGATCTTCGCTTATTGCCTCGGCGCAACCCTGCTGCTCGGCGTGGCGCTGATCTGCGGAATCGGCGGTGTCGTTGCCGTTCGTGAGGCGCCCTACACCCACGCCTGCGCGCAGGTGGAGCGAACGGGATGGCTTGCGGTGCTCGCCGCGCTGGTGCTGCTCTGCCTGTTGATCGCCCTCCTGCTCGCCGGCCACCCGCTGCCAGCGGCGCGCTGACGCGCAATGGCAGGTTCCACCTTCATCCCGACTGGCACGCCCGTCCCGGCGACGGTGACCGATAGCCTCGTCGTCAACGACGGCTGGTTTCCCGACGTCGATCCGGCCGATATTCGCGCCGATCGCCGCATCCGCGACGTCGTCACCGCCCCGCGCATGCGCGCTGCCGTGATCGGCGCGATCATGTCGGCCCGCGTCGACCTGCGCGCCTGGGCGGCTTTGCAGCGGCTCGCTGGTGCCAGCTCGCTCGCCGACGTGCCGGCCGATACGATCGATGGCGAAAGCGTGCTCGTGCTCGCCTACCACCGCGCGATCGGCGCATTCGCCCGCGCCGAGCTGATCGAAGGCTATCGCGACACCGACCTGACGGGGCGCGGCGACCGCAAGGTCGACGATCTCGAGCCGAGCACCGGCGAGCTGCGCCGCGACGCGCTTCACGCCATCCGTGACATCCTCGGCGTCGGCCGAACCAGTGTCGAGCTGATCTGATGGCTGACATCCTCACCTCGCAACAGGGCGACACGCTCGACGCGCTGCTGTGGCGCGAGCGCAAGCTCGGGGCGGACGCGCTCGGCCCGGTGCTCGACGCCAATCGCGGCCTTGCCGGCCGCGGCGCGGTGCTGCCCCCCGGCACGCGCGTCACCGTGCCCGCCTCCGTCACCACCAGCGCGGCCAATCCGGTTCGCGACATGGTCCAGCTCTGGGACGATTGATGGACAAGACACTCCACGATGTTGGCGTCGCCATCCTCGCCTTCCTGATCGGGCTGCTGCCGGCCGCGCTCGGCGCCGCGGTGAGCCTCGCCTACGAGCAGACGCTGACCTGGCGGCTGGCGCTGATGCAATTCTCGGTCGGCGTCGTCGTCAGCTATTTCGCCAAGCTCGCCTTCATCGCCGCTTGCACCTTCTACTGGCACGCCGCGCCCAACCCCTACGTCGAGCAGGCGGTCAGCTTCACGCTGGGCATGATCGCCTTCCGCGCCACGCCGCGCTTCCGCGACAGCGTGATCGAGATCGTCGTGGGCCTGCCCGACATGCTCCGCAACCTCGTCCCCTTCCTGCGCCGAAAGGATCCGCAATGACCGATACGCACACGGGCGCGCCCGCGCGCCGCCCGGCCAAGACGCTCGCTGCCGTGATCGGCTCGGCAGTCGGCGCGGTGCTGCTGTTCACCGGCGTGCCGCGCGAGGAAAGCAGCCGCACCGTCGCCGCGACGATCGGCGCCGACCAGCGCGTCACCGTCCGCCATGTCGCCGGCAAGCAGCACCTCGCCGCCTATCGCGACATCGTCGGTGTCGCGACCGCGTGCGACGGTGTCACCAAGGGCATTCGCATGGGACAGCGGTTCAGCGAGGCCGAATGCAACGCGATGAACGAAGCCGAGCTGGTGGCGCATGCCGAGCCGGTCATCGCCTGCATGCCGTCGCTCTACGGTCGGCCCTATCAGGCGGCAGCCGCGATCGATCTCGCCTATAACGTCGGAACAGCAGGCGTCTGCCGCTCGAGCCTGCCCCGCCTCGCCGCGGCCGGCACCTGGCGCCCGTTCTGCGACAAGCTGCTCGAGTTCACCCGCGCGGGCGGCAAGGTGGTGCGCGGGCTGCAGCTGCGCCGGCGCCGCGCGTGGGAAGCCTGCGTCACCGGGATCGTTGCCGGCGCCACGCCCGCGAACCTCGACGCGCGCGTCAAGGCGGTGCGCTGATGCGTGCCTTCTTCGCCAAGCTCAAGGCCGAGCTGGGCTTCATCGTCTTGCTCGCCGTCGCCGTCGCTGCCGCGTGGCTGTACGTCGAATGGCGCACCGACCGCGCCGATCGCGACCGGCTGCTGCAGACGGCGGACCTGCTGTGCACCGCGGCGGGTGCCGAGTTCACGGGGACCGGCAAGATGGCGCGCGGCGTCGTCTGCAAGGCGCGCATCGCCGCGCTCGCCGACTTCAAGAACCGCACCGACGAGATCACCGCCAACACGCTGGCCGACGCGCTGGCGGCGCACGACGCGCGCCAGCTCACCGACAACATTGCCGCGCGCGCCGCGGCCGAGGCGGCTCGCGACGCCGCAAACCGCATGGAGATCGCAGATGCCGAAGCCGAACGCCGCAATCTTGTCGATCGTGAATGGACTGCTGCTGTCAACGGCGTTGCCGGGCTGCGCCCGGCCGGCGCCCATTGAGATCGAGAAGCCAGTGCCCGTTGCGGTGCCGGTGAAGGACACGCCGCCTGCCGAGCTGCTCGCCTGTGCCGAGCGACCGACCGGCCTGCCCGAGGACGCCGATCTGATCGCGCAAATTCCGACCAAGCTGCGCGCCGGCATCATCCGCCTGGCGCGCGCCTTCGGCAGCAACGCCAGCCGGCTCGATCGGCTGATCGACTGGAATGCACCCGGCAGCTGCGTCAAAGCGAAGAAGGAAGCACAGTGACCCCGCTGGACAGCCGCATTGACGAGGACTTCGTCGCTCGATTTTATCGCGGCGAGCCCTTCGTGTTCGAAGGGCAGCTTGAGGATAAGGATGGCGCGGCAGAATCTCTTGATGGGCGCACGTTCTGGGGCTGCGTCATGGCGGCGGACGGCAGCATCCTGCATGAAGTGGTTGCCGAGATCATCGACGAGGGCGCGCGGCAGATTTACCAGGGCGTCTTCGGCGGCACGATGTCTGACGATTGTTACGGCCGGTCGGGGCTGATCTGGGCACAAGGCGAGCATCTGTCGATTGCCGACAAGCCTGCCCGCGTGATCCACGCGCAAGGGCCGCTGATCATCTATCCGGGGCCTGGCTCGCAAGCGCCTGAGGGGCTTAATGGTAGTGCTGCTATCGCTCACAGGATCGTTCGCCGTGTCGCCGACACGGGGGGAACAACCATCCGCATCTCGCAGCGCGGCGCTCGCGGCTCGAGTATTTGGGAAGCGTTCGGAAAAACACTCCCTGAATACCAATCTAGCATCGAAGATGTTGCTCTTCGAGCGGCTCGTCCCGCTATCGAAGAACTAACGCAAGAGCGTGACCGCTCGATGGAGCAGACTGCCCGGGCGGCCGCGGTTGCAGATGCGGCGCCGGAGATACTCGAGGCACGTGACGACGTTCGCCTTGATGCTGATCGAGCTGACATTGCAGCCGGGCAGGCAAGCGGCAAGGTCACGCTGCGGCTTGCGGAGGTTGCAAACCAGGGCGGCGGCAACCTCTTTGGCTATGCCGGCGCCGCGAACCTCTTGCCAATCGTCGCCGATGGCAACGGCAAGGTGCTGGTCGGGGTCGACCGCACCACAGGTCGGCTCGCCGGTGACTTCGACGTAGATGGGCAGCTCGACCGCTTCTACAAAAGCAATGTTGTCCTGCGTGGCGGTGGCGCCCAGACATACAGCGGGGCCGATAACCTCGTCCCGGTTGTTGTAGACGCGGCCGGCAAGGTGCTGGTCGGCATTAATCGGCAGACCGGGCAAGCGATCGGCGACTTCGACATCGGCGGCAAGCTGGACACCTTCTACCGCTCCAATGTCGTCCTTCGTGGCGGCGGCGCGTCGGTCTGGACCGGCTCGACCGATACCGTCCCCTTAATCGTCGACGCGGCTGGCACGATCCTGCTCTCGATCAGCCGAGCGACGGGGTTGATCTCGGGTGCTTTCGACATCGCCGCCCGCGTGAACGCCAGTGTGCTGAGCTACGTGGCGAAGACGATTAGCCCGCCGGCGTCGGGATTGGGCACGTACATTGGCACGTCGGCGATCGTGCCGGTGCTGACGGATGCGAACGGCAAGGTGCTGATCGCCGTTAACACGGAAACCGGTTCGGTAAGCGTGGCCGGTCTGGACGTGTCGGCAGCCAGCTCGGCCTTGCAATACAAGGAGCGCAAGCCGCTTCCCGCTGCCAATCGCTTCGTGCTCAGCGCGAACACGATCTACGGCGTGGTCGCATACGGTCAGTCGCTCTCACTCGGCGCGCAAGGGCGTCCACCTTTGTCGACCGTGCAGCGCTACAGCAACCTGACCTTCGCGGCCGGGCCTAAGACGACGCTCACCGGCAATGGCTTCCGCGGCAACAACCAGTCGGCGATGGACGCTGCCAAGCCGCTGGTTGAGGATCTGCTCAGCCCTGACGACAACACCAGCCGCGGCGAGACGATCCTCTCCGGCATGTTGAACGGCGCGGTGGAGCTGGCAGCGATCGAGAACGCCCTCCCGCCCGCCGCCTTGTCCTTCTTCGGATCAACGGCAGGTCATGGCGGCTGGTCGATCGACATGCTCAAGCCGGGCTACATCGAGTCTGGCGCGACCGTGAACTGGTACCAGAACTTCCTGGACCATGTGACCAAGCAGCGGGACATCGTCGTCTCGAGCGGGAAAACCTACATCTGCGTCGCCATTCCGTGGCTGCAGCTTGAGGCTGACGCCAGCCAAAGCAAGGATTGGTACAAGACACGGGCGGCGGCGCTATTCGCCCAACTGCAGGCCGATGTGGTTGCGATCACCGGGCAAACCGCCAAGCCGCACATCATCTCATACCAGCCACCCTTCGGCGCGAGGAACGGAGCGACGGGCGGCGAGCCTGGCGCCGGGCCGCATCGCGCTCTGCTCGAACTGTCGCTGGAGAACCCGGACATCCACGTCGTGCCCAGCGACGGCCTGCCATATTACACGGCCGACAACACGCACTGGACGAACCTTGGCTATCTCTGGGGCGGCTGGCGCTTCGCCCGCGTGCTGAAGGACATTGTCGTCGACGGCCTCAACCCTGAGGCAATCGCCCCGATCTCGGCGGTGGTTCGCGGCTCGCTGATCAAGATCAAGTTCAGCGTGCCGGTCGGACCGCTGGTGATCGACACGACGACACTCGCCCCGACACAGGATGCCGGCTTCAAGGTGGTCTCGGTCATCGGCGGGAACGTCACGCCCTCAACGATCACCGCCGTTTACGTGGAGGGCGGCGACACGATCGTCTTGTCGCTCGCCAGCGAGCCTGGCGCGAACGCCGTCGTGCGTTGCGGGATGGATTATCTCGGTGCCGGCCTCGGCATCAACGGCGGCGCCACCCACAACATCCGCGACAGCTATCCCGGCACCTTCAAGAAGGCCGGCGTCAGCTACCCCCTGTGGAACGTCGCTCCCCACTTTCAGATCAACGCCATTTCTCTCGACGCAGGAGCCTAAACCATGGCCTTTTCCCCGATGTTCAAGCTGCCTTTCGTGGTCGGTGGCGCTGGTCTGGGCGTCATCCCGGCCGCAGATATGAAGCCGATGTTCGCGCCGGCACCCGAGGTGGATGCACAAGCGCACTGGGATCTTGGCGGCTCGGCCGCGTCGCTCGTCGACATTCTGAGCGGCCGACAGCTTACCCTGGCGGGAGCGGCGCCGACGTACGACGCGCTCGGCGTCAAGTTCGCCAACGGCGGCCGAAATGGCCTCATCTCCGACATCAACGACAAGGCCAGCAACTTCACCTATGCGGCGGTCATCCAGCTCGACCCATCGGCGACCCCCGGCGGGTCGGAGTCCGGATCCATGTTCTTTGGCACGATGCAGGCCTCAGGCAGCAGCGATGGCAATGGAGGCGGGACGTATGCCTCGATCGGCTCGACCGCGCTGTCCGTTCAGAACAATGAGCGCAATGCTGGCGCCTCGCAGCAGTTCAGCGCGGTGATGACGGGCGTGGTCGCCGGAACATCTTGGGCGTTTGTGCTGATGTCGATGGCCGCTGACGGCACGCGCTTTATCTACCAGCCCTATGCCGGAACCCCGTTCGCGACCGCCAGCGCCATCACCAAGACCGCCTCGACCCGAAAGGTCTCCCTCGGCAATGGGTACTACAACAGCGCGGGCTGGCAGAGCGGCATCAAAGCCAGCGAGTTCATCGTCTGGGATCGCGCGCTGACGCAGGCAGAGGCGCAGGCCGTGTTCGGCCGGACCAAGGAGCGCATGGCGTACAAGAAGGGCATCGCCCTTCTCGGCGGTTGATAGAATTGTTGACGTAATGCACGCCAATGACCGCGGCCTAGACCTGATCTCGGTGCCGCTGCTCGCATGAGCGGCGGTGACCGAAACCTGCTTGAGGGTGATCAGCGAGAACCGGCCCGATCCTGTAGAAAGCCAATTCCACAGGATGGCATGACTAGCCCCGCCCGCGCGCGCGCGCCGAGATGGCCCAGCCATGGTTGCCACCCCCTCCACCAGCGTCGATCTGTCGCGCCTGCCTGCGCCGGTCATCGTGCCGCAGCTGTCGTTCGACACGATCGTCGCCGAACTGGAAGCCGCGGCGCTCGTGCTGGTGCCAGGCTTCGACGCCACGATCGACAGCGATCCCGTGGTGAAGATCCTACAGGTCTTCGCCTATCGCGAGCTGCTCGTGCGGCGCCAGGCGCAGGACGGCGCGCTGCAGCTGCTCGTCGCCTATGCCACCGGCGACACGCTCGATCACCTCGCCGCACGCATGGGCGTCGTCCGCCTGATAGTGACGCCCGCCAACCCCATCACCGGCGCACCGGCGGTGCTCGAGCGCGACGACGATCTGCGCCAGCGCGTCGTGCTTGCCCCTGAAAGCTATTCGGTCGCCGGTCCCGAGCTGGCCTATGTCTACCATGCGAAGTCCGCCTCATCGCAGGTGATCGACGCCAGCGCGATTTCCCCGGCACCGGGGGAGGTGCTGGTGTCTATCCTGTCAGCCGAGACGGTCGACGGCGCCGCTTCCTCTACCCTGATTGCCGCGATCAACGCCGTGCTCACCGCACGCGAGATCCGCCCGCTCGGCGATCTGGTCACCGTCGCGTCGGCCGAGATCGTCCCCTATGCGATCGACGCGACCGTGGTGCCCTTCAACGGCCCCGACGCCGATCTGCTGATCGCGACCGGACGAACCGCCCTCAACGCCTATGTCGCCGATTGCCGCAAGCTCGGCCGCGCGGTGCGCCGCGCCGGCATCGCCGCGGCGCTCAACGTCTCCGGCGTCGAGAATGTCATCGTAACAGCGCCGGCCGAGGATGTCGTCTGCGCCGCGACGCAGGCGAGCTTCTGCACCGGGATCACGCTGCGCCGTGGCTGATCTGCTGCCGCCCAACGCGACGCCGCTCGAGCGTGCCCTCGCTTCGCTGACCGAACGCGTCGAGGCGATCCCGATCCCGCTCGATGCGCTGATCGATCCCGCCACCTGCCCGGCCGAGCTGCTGCCGTGGCTCGCCTGGGGCGAATCGGTCGACATCTGGGAAACCAGCTGGAGCGAAGCGACCAAGCGGCAGGCCATCGCGGAATCGATCGTGCTGCATCGTCGCAAGGGCACGCGCTGGGCGGTCGAGACGGTGCTCGCCCGCATCGATGCGCTCGCCGAGCTGATCGAATGGCATCAGGCGCAGCCGCGGCTTGCGCGCCACGTTTTCGAGATCCGCGTGCCGCTCGACGCCGCCAGCGGCGACCGCGCGCTGGCGAGCGTTGCCGAACACATCATCCGCGACGTGTCGCGCGTGAAGCCGCTGCGTGAGCATCTGGTGGTGGTGCAGGCGCTGCGCGGCGCGCTGGCGATCGGCGCGCATGCCGTCGCCCGCACGCTGCTCGCCCGGCGCGACGACGCCACCTTCGCTGCCGATGCCTCGCAGCCGTGGGACGCGCTGCTGCAGACCGAGGATGGCGAGCCGCTGCAATCGGATGACGGCACCTATCTGGACACTCGCCCATGACGCCTCTCATCTTCACCATGACCAACGCCGGATTGGCGCTGCTCAACCGCGCGCAGCTTGGGCAGGCGGTCGATCTCACCGTTGCCAAGGTCGCGCTGTCGAACGTCGACTTCGTTGCCGCACCCACGCTCACCGCGATCCCCGGCGAGGTGCGCCGGCTCGACACGGTCACCGGCGCTGCGGTCGGCGACAACGTGACGCACATGGTGGTGCGCGACGACGGGGCGGTCGGCTATGACGTGCGCGGGATCGGCATCATCCTCGCCGATGGCACGATCTTCGCCGCTTATGCGCAGCCGCAGCTCCTGGTGCAGAAGTCGGCCGCGGCATCGCTCAACCTTGTGATCGACATCGCGCTGACCAACGGCGTCGCCGCCAATCTGACCTTCGGAGACGCCAACTTCCTCAATCCCCCGGCGACCACCACCACCAAGGGCGTCGTCGAGCTGGCGACCGACGAAGAGGCCGACTCCGGCACGGCCGGCGCGCTCGCGATCACCGCGCGGCAGCTCAAGCGGGCGCTCGACGCGATCGGGGTGGCGTTCACCGGCTTCACCGGAAGCGTGTCCGACACCCTCGCGAGTTTTCAGCGGCGCAAGATTGAAGGCGGCGGTCTCGTGTCGGGCGGCGGTGATCTCACCACTGACCGCACGCTGACCGTAACAGCCGCATCCTCGGAGCAGCTGCTGGCGCGCGCCCGCGGCGATGTCGCGGTGACCCCGCAAAGTTTCGACGGCACCGCGTCACTCGCGCAGAACGGCTGGGTGCGTCATCCGTCTGGCCTGATCGAGCAATGGGGCGTGTGGAACGGCTCGATCAACAACGAAGCCAGCTTCGTCGTGCCGTTCAACTTCGCCTTTCCGACCGCCTGCGCCGGCTGTCACGCGATCGTCCTGAACCCTTCCGCCTCGAACACCGGCAACGTCGTGCCGCAGGAGGTGTCGCTCGCGGCCGACGCGGCGACCCTGTTCGCGCAGAACGAAGCAGGCGTCTCTTCCAACAGCACCGGCGTGCGCTGGCGCGCCTGGGGATATTGATCGATGTCGAAGATCTCCGCCCTTCCCCCGCTCGCCGCGCCCGATGGCAGCGAGACCGTCGTCGTCGTCCATGGCGGCGAGACGAAGCGTGCGACGCTCACCGATCTGACCGCCGCAGCCGTGGCGCCGATCCGGCAGGACGTCGACGAGCTGGGCTTCAGCGCGCCGCTCGGCCCGCTGATTGATGGCGAGCGCCCGATCCGTGAGGCACGCGATGCCGAAGGCCGCTTGATCGAGGCGGTGACGGCGGAGGGTGGCCACTTCATCCAGACACCCGCCGGCACCCGCCGCGTCGGCGCCGAGCAGAGCGACGCCGCGCCGATCGGGCCGATGGTCGAGGGCGAGACCCCGATCATCACCCGCACCGATACCGCCGGGCGTGTCGTCGAGGTGGTGACCAAGGAGGGCGGGCGCTGGCTGCCGTCACCGACCGGCCTCGCCCGCACGACACCGGCCGGGCCGAAGCCGACGCGCTATGCCGGTCCCGACTGGACCGTGAACACGATCGTGCCCGAGATCGTCCGCGCCCCGATCGACGAGGATGTGTGGCACCTGTTCTTCGTGCTGGGTCAGTCGAACGCCATGGCGCAGAACGTCAGCAACGATCCGCTCGTCGCGACGGTGCCGCTCTATCCCGAGCATGCCTTCTGTTTCGCGGGCGGTCCCCGCCGGCTCGACGCCATCCCCAACCGCACCCTCGTCCCGATCGTCGAAACGACCACGATCGGGCAGCGCGAGACCTGCGCGTCGGGCTGGGCGAACCACTTCATCCGCAACATGGAGGCGGCGACCGGCGTCCGGCCGCGCGTCCTCGCCGTCGTCACCGCGCTCGGCTCACAGCCGCTGTTCCAGCTGTCGCGCGGCACGCCCACCTATGCCAACTTCCTGCGCGCGATCGACGATGCGGTCGAGGCAATCCGCGCCAAGGGCGGCCGGCGGATCATCACGCATATGGCGTGGATCCAGGGCGCGTCCGACAACATGGGCTATATGACGCCCACGCGGCGCCTCGGGAACCTGCAGGCATTCGCGCGCCAATGCCGCGCCGACATCATGAGCCGCACCGGCGAGGTCGAGCCTTGCCCGTTCTTCGTCGTCAACGAATCGTTGCAGGTGAACCCCGATCCTTGGGTCGCGCCGATCCGCGACGCCGATCAGGCATGCCACGGCCTGGACGAGATGCGGCTTGTCGGCCCGACCTACCCCTACCCGTTCATCGACGGCCTGCACCTCACCTGCCGCGGGCAGAACCGCATGGGCCAGCAGCTCGCGCGCGTCAGTGCGTCGGAGGGGTTCGCCCAAGGCTGGCGCGCGGTGCGCCCGACCCGCTGGTACTGGACGAGCACGACGCAGTTCACCGTCGAGTTCGACATGATGGTGCCCCCGCTGGTGCTCGATACCTCGGGCGCCGTCGTGTCGACCGCCGGGCTGGCCTCGGCCGGCTTCATGTTCCGCGATCCCGCGCCGATCGCGATCAGCGCGGTGACGGTCGGCGACGTGCCCTACTACGGCCCCGGCATGGCGCTGCGCTTCACGCTCGCCAGCGCGCCGACCGGCCGGCGCCCCCAGCTCGGCTATGCCATCGCCCGCGGCGCCAGTCAGACCGGCCCTTATCCCGGCAACAGCGGCCCGACCGAGGGCATGCGCGGCCTGCTGCGCGACAGCGCGGCGGACGTGAACCTCTACGACGGCGCGACCCAGGCGAACTGGGCGCCGTCGTTCGTCATCGATCTTCCGTAAAGGACCGACCCATGCTTCTGACGCGCTACGCGACCGAGATCGGCAACGCCGGCTCGCCGATCTATCAACCCAGCCCCGCCGAGCTGGCGATCATGGCGCTGAAGCCGTCGCGCTGGTTCGAGGCACGCACCGATCGCGGCCTCGCGCTCGACGAGGCTGGCAGCGTCAAGTCGTGGGTCGATCGCGCGCGCGGCGTGAAATATCGCGCGATCGGGCAGAACCCGACCACGACGGGCACCGGCACCTTTCGCCGCGTCAACTTCAACGGCAACGCCGCGCGCGCGATGCTGGCGGACGATGCGAGCGACGCCTTCGACAATCCCGGCCTGTTCTCGGTCGCAATCCTCAGCCGGCAGACCGAGGCAACGTTCGGCGGTGCGCCGATGGGCACGGGCGGCGACAACGCCAATGCCTCCTTCGCCTGGTACAATACACAGACCAACGGCGCCTTCTTCTTCTTCACCGGCGCGAAGGCGACCAGCAGCGGGGCGGCGAACAACGACAGCGCCTATCACGTCCACGTCTTCTCGATGGACCTGTCGCAGGGCACAACCGCAGCGCAAAGCCGCCTGCGCCGCAATGGCGTGTCGGTCGTTGCCTCGCCCGGCCCGCTGGGACCGCTCGCCGACATGCCCGGCGGCAAGACGATGACGCTGGGCGGCGCCGGTCGCACCGGGACGCAGAACCCGTATAACGGCTCGCTCAGCGCGCTGATCGTGATCCCGAACGTCGCCCTTCACCTCGCGGAGAATGCCGGCTCGCTTGCGGTCGTCGAAAGCTACCTCACTGGGCTGATCAGTCAGCTGCCGTAACTTATGCCGTGAAGCTTGGCACTAGATCAAAAAAAGATTTGTGCCATTTTAGACACAACCGTCTTTAACCTTACCGAACTACGCATTTATTTCACTTGAAGAACAACCTTCTGCTTCCGACATGCCTGTATGGTTAACAGGGAGTTGTTGATGCAGATGTCGGACGGAGAGCGCCTCATCGCTGTGATGCTGGCAGAAGTAATGGAAGCGCTGAAGCTGGATCGGGAGATTGACCCCGCCTTGGTGAAGTCGCTGGTGATCGATAACGATGGATGGGCGCTCAAACGCAAATACTCCGGCATCTTCGACAGCAAGGCGCCTTTCGATGATGTGGTCTCAGAAACTACCAACATTCTGTGGATGTTCGGCATTATCGAAAGCTCGATAGGACGGCTGAAGGGGGCGGAAGCCGAAGAAGCCAAAAGCTGGCACTATAACGAGTGGCACGGTTTCGACGCGAACAACGATCCTCATTACGGCGTTGCTCGCACGATGATCGAAAAGCTTGGCGAGTTCGACCAGAGCCGCAAGGGCGTCAACCTGAACAGCCACACGCAGACCTCGCTGCCGCACTATCGGCGCATGTATGAGAAGTTCGAGGGGTATGTGAACGCAGGGAAGGCCGCTCCGCTGTCCTTCGATGCTCTCCGTGACATCTGCGCCTGACAGGAGAATAAATCATGGCAGAAAGCTACGAACGCGAGAAGCTGGGCAATGCGGTGAACGCGCTCGCTACGAGCGCGGCTCCGATCCAAAAACGGCTGGAATACGCATGGTTGGCCATGCACACGATGATCAACCACGGCTTCACTGACCCGGAGCGGCAGGCAGAATTCGCCGAGATCAACGAGCGGCTTAGGCCCGACAAATCAGACCCACACGCAGGCGACGTTCCCACGACGTGTGCTCGCTTGTCGGAAGATGAAGCGACCAAGATAGCGCAAGCTATTGTCGACCTGAACACTCGGCTTCACCACGACCGCATTTACGCGCTCGAAGATGAGATTCGGGACCTTAGACGCCGGTAACGACGGTCACGCCACCTGATATGCCTTGCGGCGCGAGTAAACGGTGCCGGCTGTGCGCTTTTTTAGTTTCAGGTTTTGAACTCCGTAGATCCCGCATCTAGTTCCCGTAAGGCTGCCGGCTGCCTTTGAAAGCAGCCGGCCCGTTAATCCTGTAGAATAGGCATTCCACAGGTCGCGCCCCTCGCGCTGTGGAATGCAGCCCGCATGGTCGCTGCCATGGGTACCACTGCCGACACGATGCGCCTCTTGGGCGATCTCGCACGCGAAGGCGTGGTTGAGACGGTCGACGTTGCTGCCGGTACTGCCCGCGTCCGCTTCGGCGACCTGGTCACCGGCGACATCCCTTGGCTGTCGCCGCGCGCCGGCAACACGCGCGTAGCCGCGGCCCCCTCGGCCGGCGAGCAGGTGCTCGTCCTGTCACCCGAGGGCCGCACCAGCGCCGCGATCATCATCGGCAGCCTGTCGTCGGACGCACACCCGCATCCGGCGAATGATGGATCCACGATGATCGCGTTCGAGGACGGTGCAGAGATCTCCTATGATCCGGCCGGGCATTTCCTCACCGCCTACCTGCCAGCCGGATCCTTCGTGGAGATCCGCGCAGATGATATCTACCTGCGCGGCAATCTGCACGTCACCGGCCGTGTCGAGGCGAGCGAAGACGTGATCGGCGCAGGCAAGAGCCTCAAGGATCACATGCACGACAAGGTGCAGCCCGGCTCCGGCGTGTCGGGAAAGCCGCTATGATCGCCCTCGTCACCACCGGGCGCAATCGCCTCGTCCTGCTCATTCCCGGCTTCGCGCTCAAGCTGCCGAGCCTGCGCAGCTGGCGCGACTTCCTCTTCGGCCTGCTCAACAACATGAACGAGGCCGCGTGGCATCGCGAGCATCCCGAATATTGCCCCGTCATCTGGGCTGCGCCGCTCGGCCTGCTGCTCGTCATGCCGCGTGCGCAGATCCTCGACGACGCCGCCTTCGCGGATCTCGAGTCCTTTGTCGCGGATCTGCCGGGCGTAGAGCGCAAGGCGAGCAGCTGGGGCTGGCTGGGTGAGCGGTTGGTGGCGGTCGACTTCGGGTGGCGCGCATGATCGGCATGGATCGCCATACCGGCAAGCCGCTGGGCGGCGCCGATCATCTCGCGCAGTCGATCGGCGACATCCTGTCGACGCCGCTCGGCTCGCGCATCGGCCGGCGCACCTATGGCTCCGATCTGCCCGAGCTGCTCGACCAGCCGATGAACGATCGTGGCCTGCTGCTCGTCTTCGCCGCCACGGCGCAGGCGATCATGCGGCAGGAAGGGCGCGCCCGCCTGTCGCGCATCGCGCTCGAGCGCGGCGCCGCGCTTGGTCAGTGGCGCCTGCGCCTCGCCGGCACCCGCACCGACGCGCCCGCCGGCGCCGCCCCGCTCGATCTGTCCCTCTCCGTCCGCGCGCTCAGCGCCCTTTCGTAGGATCTGCCCATGACGTTCCACCACGGCATCTCCGTCGCCGAGATCGCATCGCGCTCGCGCACCCTGCGCACCGTCGCCACGGCGATTATTGGCATCGTCGCGACCGCCCCGGCCGCAAAGGCTGACAAGTTCCCGCTCGACACGCCGGTGCTCGTCACCGATCTCGAAACCGCGCTCATCGACGCGGGCGAAACCGGCACGCTCAAGAGCGCGCTGGAAGGAATCGCCACACAGGTCCGCGCCCCCGTCGTCGTCGTGCGCGTCGCGCCCGGTGCGGACGACACCGCCACCAACCTCGCCGTTATCGGCACCGACACGCTCGCCGGGCGCACCGGCATGCAGGCGCTGCTCGGCGCCGAGGCGATCACCGGCATGAAGCCGCGCATCATCGGCGCGCCGGGCCTCGATACGCAGCCGGTCGCGCTGCAGCTCGCCCTGGTGGCGAAGAAGCTGCGCGGCATGGCCTATGCCCGCGCGATCGGCGACGACGTGGCCGAACTCGCCGCCTACCGCGCGACCTTCACCCAGCGCGAGCTGATGCTGATCTATCCCGACGTGATGGTCGCAGATGGCGTGCTCGGCGCGACCAAGGCCAGCCCCGCCGTCGCCCACGCGCTTGGGCTTCGCGCGCTGATCGATCAGACGCAGGGCTGGCACAAAACGCTTTCCAACGTGCCGCTGCAGGGCGTGGTCGGCCTCACCGCCCCGGTGCAGTTCGACATTCAGGACGTCGATGCGGACGCCAATATCCTCAATGGCGCCGACATCACCACGCTGGTGCGCATCAACGGCCGGCTGCGCTTTTGGGGCAACCACACCTGCGCCGAGGCGGACGACTTCATGTTCGAATCCGCCACCCGCACCGCGCAGATCCTCGCCGACACGATCGCCGAGGGCATGGTCTGGGCGATCGACAAGCCGATGGTGCCCAGCCTCGCGCGCGACATCGTCGAGCGGATCAACGGCAAGCTGCGCGACCTGAAGAGCGCCGGCCAGCTGCTCGGCGGGGAATGCTGGTTCGATAGCAACAAGAACCCGACCGCCCAGCTCAAGGCCGGGCAGCTGCTGATCAGCTACAAATATACGCCGGTCCCGCCACTCGAGCGCCTCGGCCTCGAGCAGGAGGTCACCGACGAATATCTCGCCGACTTCGCCGGCCTCGTCACTGGCGGCTGAACCGCCCGCCTCCCTTCCTGACCTTTCTACCGGAGACCGATCATGGGGTTCACCCGCAAGCTCAAGCAGATGATGATGTTCATCGACGGCGTCGGCTACGCCGGCGAGGCAGCGTCGATCACGCCCCCCAAGCTCGCGCGCAAGCTCGAGGAATATCGCGGCGGTGGCATGGGCCGCGCGATCAAGATCGACATGGGCGGCGAGCCGCTCGAGATGGAGGCGACCTACAGCGGCCCGATGCGCGCCGTCCTGTCGATGTACGGCCAGTTCGCCGTCGGTGCGACGCAGCAGCGCTTCGTCGGCAGCTTCCAAAACGATGACGACGGCACCTTCGAGAGCATCGAGATCGTCACGCGCGGCCGGCACGAAGAGGCCGACATGGGCGAATGGAAGCCGGGCGAAAACTCCGAGTTCAAGGTCAAGAGCGCGCTCAGCTACTACAAGATGACCGTGAACGGCGCCGTCGCGATCGAGATCGATCCGATCAACATGGTCGAGGTCGTCGACGGCGTCGACCTGATGGCGCCGCATCGCGCCGCCTTCGGCCTGTTCTGACGCGCCCCGCCCCCCTCTCCTTACGACGACAGGAACCCGACATGGACGATACCGCCGCGGCGCCCGCCGCCAATCCGAAGGCCCGCACCATCACGCTCGACTATGACGTCGAGCAGGGTGGCAAGGTCATCATTCCCGCCGGCACCGCGGTGATCGTGTCGAAGCCAATGGGCGGCGCCTTGCGCGGTACCAATCTCGGCGGGCTGATCCGGATGGATTACGACCAGGTCGCGATGGTCGCGCCGCGCATCACCACGCCGATGCTCAACCCGGCGATGATGGAGATCGACCCCGCCGACCTGTCGCAGATCGCGGGGGAGATCGTCGATTTTTTGTTGCCGAAGGCGGCGAAGGAAGCCCTCTTCCCCGCCACGTAGAGGATGCGATGGGCGACATCGCCTTTGTCTTCGGCTGGGTGCCGGCCGTCATGGACGCGATGTCGCTGACCGAGATCGTAATGTGGCGCGATCAGGCGGCGCGCCGGCACAACCCACCAAAGGACTGATCCGTGGATCGTGACTTGCGCATCCGCCTGCTGCTCGAGGCTGGCGATAAGGTGACTCGCCCGCTACGCGACATCGCGGGTGCGTCGGGGAAAACCGCACAGGCGCTCAAGGCCACGCGCGACCGTCTGAAGGAGATCGATCGCGCGCAGTCCGACATCGCCGGTTTCCGCCAGCTCAAGGCCGGGCTTCGCTCGACCGAGAGCGACCTTGCTGCGGCGAAGACGAAGGTCACCGCCCTCGCCCGGGCGATCAGCCAGACCGAGGCGCCGACCAGGGCGATGACGCGCGAGTTCGCCCGCGCCCGCACCGAGGCGCAACGGCTCGATCAACAGCATCAGCGCGAGACGCAGCAGCTTCAGCAGCTGCGCGATCGGCTGCGCGCGGCCGGCGTCGCCACCAGCGACCTTGCCCGCCATGAGCGCGAGCTGCGCCGCGATGCCGAAGGCACCAACCGCGAACTCGCCGAGCAGGAACGCCGGCTGAACCAGGCGACCGATCGTGCCCGGCGGTTCGGCGCGGCGCGCGCGAACTTCAGCCGCGTGCAGGGCATGGCGGGCGGCATGGCGGCGAGCGGCGCCGCAGCAGTCGGCACTGGCATCGCCATGTCCGCGCCAATTATCACGTCGGTGCGGGCAGCCGAGCAGTTCGAATCGGTGATGACCGACATCGGCCAGAAGGCCGGTCTGTCCCGCCAGGAAAGCGCAGCGCTGGGCATCAACCTGCTCAAGGCGTCACAGGCTGCCAATCAGTTGCCTGAGAACCTGCAGGCGGGTGTCGATGCGCTTGCCGGCCTGGGCGCCAGTGTGCCTGACGCGGTCGCGATGATGACGCCGATCGGTCGCGCCGCCACGGCGTACAAGGCCGAGATCGCCGATCTGTCCGCCGCGGCTTTCGCCGCGACCGATAACCTCAAGGTGCCGATCGCCGAGACCGGTCGCGTCATCGACATCATGGCGACCGCAGGCAAGGCGGGCGCGTTCGAGATCAAGGATATGGCGCAATATTTCCCGGCGCTGACCGCAGCCTATCAGGGTCTCGGACAAACCGGCGCGGGTGCTGTTGCGGATCTCGCGGCCGGCCTTCAGATCGCACGAAAGGGCGCCGGCGATGCGGCGAGCGCCGGTACCAACCTCGCCAATATCCTTCAGAAGATCGCCTCGCCCTCCACGAACAAGGCGTTCGAAAAGATGGGCGTCGATCTGCCTGCCGCGTTGAAGCGCGCCTATGCCGAGGGTAAGACGCCGCTCGAGGCTATTGCCGAGCTGACCAACAAGACATTGAAGGGCGATCTCTCGAAGCTGGGCTACCTGTTCGAGGATGCGCAGGTTCAGCAGGGGTTGCGCCCGCTCATTCAGAACATGGCGCTGTATCGCCAGATCCGCGCCGAAGCGGCGGGCGGCAGCGGCTCGACCGACGGTGATTTCGCCGAGCGGATGAAGGATTCGGCCGAGCGAACCAAGGCGCTGGAGATCCGCGCTGAGGCGCTCAAGGTCGCGCTCGGTAGCCAGCTGATGCCGACGCTCGACGAGGGAAAGACGAAGGTCGCCGCATTCGCTGAAAAGCTGACGTCTTTGTCGGAGAAGCATCCGGGACTGACCAAGGCGGTGATGATGGGGGCGATCGGCTTCGCCGCCCTGTTCCTCGTGTTAGGTGGCGGCGCCATCGTTGTCGCCGGTCTCGTGGCGCCGTTTGCCGCACTGTCGTTCGCGGCAGGCGCTCTCGGTATCGGCATGCTGCCGCTGATTGCCACGGTCGCAGGTGTCACCCTCGGCATAGTGGCGCTGGGGGCTGCTGCTTATCTGATCTACGCCAATTGGGGCCGCATGGGTGGCTGGTTCGCGGGCGTCTGGGCATCGGTCCAGAACAGCGCGAGCGGCACCTTCGCGTGGTTCGCCGGCCTGCCCGCGCGCTTTGCCGAATTCGGCCGCAACATGATCGGCGGTCTGATCCGCGGCGTACTGGGCATGTTAGGCGCCTTGAAGGCGACGATCGTCGGCGCTGCCAGCGATGCCGCGAACTGGTTCAAGCAGAAGCTCGGCATACGATCGCCGTCCCGCGTCTTCGCCGGCTACGGCGGGTTCATGATGGCCGGGCTGGCGAACGGCATCCAGGCCGGCGCCGCCGAGCCGATCCGCCACCTCGACGCCCTCACCAGCCGCTTGGAAGGGTCGATGCAGGTGGGTAGCGCTCTGCCCGGCTTGGGCGCCGGCACCGCCACCAACGCCGGGCCTGGTGGCAGGCGGGTATCGGCCGGTGGTGACGGGCGCGCCGACGTCATTATGAGGATCGGCAGCGTGACGATCACCGTAGTACAGCAGCCGGGTGAGAACGGCATGGATCTGGCCCGTCGCATCGGGTCGGAACTTGCGAACGTCGGCAGCTCCAGCTCCTACGCCGACCGCCCCGATTACGAGGACGTGTGATGAGCGCGGACAATAACCTCGCCGATCTGGAAAAGCTGGTCGGGTCGCTGCTCAATTCGCTGTCGGCCGGCGCGCGGCGCACGATGCTGCGCAAGGCGGCGCGCGTCCTGCAGGATCGGCAACGCCGGCGCATCCTCGGCAACCTCGATCCCGATGGCAGCTCCTATGCCGCGCGGCGCGAGAAGCGCGAGCCGAAGCCGGGCAAGCACGCGCTCCGGTTCCTCTATCCGAAGGGCGCGGCGAGCCCGCGCGTCGTCTTCATGCGCAGCTGGGTTCGCCAAGGACCGTTGATCACCGGCTTCGATACCGAAGCGGGCGGGCTTCGCAGCTTCTTCTGGGACAAGATCGAGAAGATCCTGCCGGTCGAGGCTGGCGAGGAAAACAAGGGCGCCGGACGACTGCGCGGGCGCAAGGGTGCGATCCGCCGCAAGAAGATGTTCCGCCGCCTGGCGAACGGCCGCTTCATGAAGGCCGGCGCCACGGCGGACGAGGTATGGGTCGGCTTCACCGGCCGCGCGGCCGAGATCGCGAGCGTCCACCAGCACGGCGAGCTGGATCGTCCCGCCGCCAAGGCACCGCCCGTCAGATACGCCCAGCGCATCCTGCTCGGGTTAAACCGCGATGACCGCGCCGCGATCATCGACATCGTCCTCGAGAATATGAGCGGAGCCGTCCGGTGAAAAAGGTGCAAGCCCTGCGCGACATGATGCTCTCGGTCATTCCCGAGCTGCACGCCCACCCCGAAAACCTCACGATCTTCGTCAACGATGGCCGGATCACCTGCCGCGCGACCGGCACGCTGTCGTTCGAATATGCCTACAACGTCAACATCGTGATCCAGGACTTTACCGGCGACGAGGATCAGGTGGTGGTGCCGCTGCTGACATGGATTGCCAGCAACGAGCCGGATCTGCTCGAGCGCGCGCCGCACCAGCCCTTTGGCTTCGATATCGAGCTGCTCGACAGCAACGCGCGCGACATCGCCATCACCCTGCCGCTGACCGAGCTGGTCAAGCTGACACAGGTCGAAAGCGGCATCATGGCCGATCACCTCGCCGAGCCGGCGCGCATCGACGCGGGCTTCCCTGGCGTCGATGGCGTGAAGCTGTGGCAGGGTGTCGGCGAGGCGCTCGCCACCGGTGACACCATCGTGGTCGGGGGTTGAACCCATGCTGATGGCGCTCGGACTCTTCGTCTTCTCCATCCCGACGCTCGCCTATGACGAGCTGTCGCGCAAAGCCGCGTGGCGTCACGCCGCGACTCCCCGCATCGGCGCGCGCGACGCCGTCCAGTTCACCGGCGCGGGCGAGGAAACCGTGTCGATCGCCGGCAACGCCTTCGCCGAGCTGGCGGACGGTCAGGCGTCGATCGAGCAGTTGCGGACCATGGGCGCCAGCGGTCAGGCATGGGCGCTGGTCGACGGCGCCGGCCAGGTGTGGGGATCGTTCGTGATCCTCACCGTGGATGAGAAGCGGCGTGCCTTCTTCCCCGATGGCACGCCGCGTCAGATCGATTTCGCAATCGAGCTGCTGCGCGTCGACGACGCCGAGGTGCCGGCATGAAGTCCAACATCCCCGACTTCCGCGTCAAGCTCGACGGTGTCGACCTCACGCCCAGGCTGAAAGGCCGCACCGAAAACGCCGATCCCGCGCGTCGCCGCCCGCGCCTCGTGCTGCTGTCGATCGCGCAGCGACGCGGTGAAGAGCCGGACAAGCTGACGATCGTGATCGACGACAGCGACGGCAAGATGGCGATCCCCGCGGCCGGCAAGCTCCTGCAGGTGCAGATCGGCTGGCTGCAGGGCACCGACGTGGCGGTCGGCTTGCGCGACAAAGGCAGCTTCAAGGTCGACAGCGTCACGCACGAAGGCCCGCCCGATCAGATCGTGATCGAGGCCAGCTCGGCCGACATGACCGGTGCGATGCGCATGCGGCGCGAGGAAGGTCACCGCGACACGACGATCGGCGCGATCGTCACCCGCGTCGCCGGGCGCCATGGCCTCAAACCCGTCTGCGCGCCCGCGCTCGCCGGTATCACCATCGCCGCCAAGGCGCAGAGCCGCGAAAGCGATCTCGCCTTCCTGCGCCGCCTCGGCCGCGAGCACGACGCGGTCGCGACCGTGAAGAAGGGGCGACTGATCCTGTCGCCGATCGGCGCCGGCGTCACGCCCAGCGGCAAGCCCTTTCCCGCCGTCACCATCCGCCGGCGCGACGGCGATCGTCATGCTTACCGAGTCGACAAGCAGGAAGAAGTCACCGGCGTCATCGCGATCTGGCACGATCGCAAGGGCGCGAAGCGGCAGGAAGTGACGGCCGGCAAGGCCGATGGCGCACGTAAGCTACGCCGCGTCCACGCCAGCGAGGCCGAGGCGCGCGCCGCGGCGAACGCCGAACACAGCCGGGCATCGCGCGCGCCGGTGTCGCTCGACATGACGCTGTCGCTCGGCCGCCCCGATCTGGCGCCTGAACAGCGTGCAACCACCACCGGCTTCAAGCCGCAGATCGATGCGATCAAATGGCTGATCAGCGAGGTGACCGACACGATCGGCGACCGCGGCTATTCGACGCAGATCAAGCTAGAAGCTAGTGCTTGAGCCACCCCGGCGCTCAGTCTTCCGTCACCTCTGCACCAGGAGCCGGTCTTTCGATCTCGCGAAATATGACAAGCGGCGTCATACCGTAGGAGGTGAATGGGCGGCCAAGAGCTTGCCTCGCCGGGAATGCTAGGTCAGCAGCGATCTTCCATATGCTGTCCTGCAACATGCCAGTGCGGAGCTTGTCCTCGAACCCTAGAATATCATCATAATCTTCATCTTCACGAGTTTCGAACGGGCGAGCATCGAGAACGCCGACCATCGCCCAACTTCCGGCAACCTTGGAGCCGTGCTTCAGCATCAGGTCTTCTACCGAGCCAAAGACATTATCGGGATTGATCGTCGCCCAAGCGACATGATCGGGGCTAACCACATTTATTTGCGGCGAATGTGGAAGCAGAGGCAGCAGCTCCATAATCAGCTCGGCCTCGCCCGTGGTCTCCACAATCTTGTTCTGCACCTTCGCGGCGCGCCGCGCGGCACGATTCGGGAGCGGCGCTTCGTCCGATTGCGTTTCGGCTCCGGCCTTCTCAGCCGCACGCATTTGCTGAAGAATAACTTTTCGTGCCCCAGGAGCAGACCAGAGCTTCTGCAGGATGCGCACGTCGGTAACGATTAGCTTGCCTTGGATTAGAACAAGGCTGCCAATCGCCGCTTGCGAAATGTCGCGTTCAATAAGGTCCTGCGCTTCGTCGAGGAACAACAGCGGCAAGAGCCACTGCGGATCAATCTTCTGGGTTTTAGTTTCGCGCCCCGAAGATGTCGTGTCGCCCGCGACCAGCTTTAGGTTTACACCAACCTTGTTTGCGCTGCCCTCTTCGTCGCTGCGCGCCAACTCCGTGACGATGCCATCATCAGAAAACTGCGAGAGCAGTGAGCTTAGGCGACGATTATCCGCATAGAGGATGTCATAGACGGAACCGTCCCTCGCGCTTTCGGATGCCACGCTGCACGTTCTCCCTGATGTCGGCTATGCGCTGATCTGTTTCGTTCATGCGCTGCAAAACCGCGCGGGAAGCGTCGTCGATAGGCTCGTCTTTCCTGATAAGACGAGCCAGCAAGTCGCCCAGATTCGACGTCGTCGGTGCGGCCATAGCGCAGCTCTCATAAAACAAACCTGAGGCATCGCACAGCCATATTAATGCGAGCCAAAGACGGCCTCAATCCTCCTCGATCATCGGCGCCCCCGTTCCGCCCTCCCCATAGGCCGCCCGGCTGAACAGATCCGTCTTCTGCCCCGCCGGCAGCGGCGCGTCTGACAGAATCTCGTATCGGCCCAGCGCCGTGCGCGCGATCTGTGTGGCCAGCATCAGCTCGGCCTGTCGCCGCTTCTCAACCTCGCGCGATGCGAGCTGCGCCCGCAGGCTCGCCGACAATCGCGACAGGTGATAGCGCAGCGACCAGACCAGCTCCGCGTCATCGACCTGCCGCATCGCTCACCCGCTCAGTCTTGATGTCCACCGGTACCGCCAGAAAGTGCCGGCCCTCGGTCGCGTCCCAGCTCGCCAACTCAAGCGTAATCGCGTCATCCACCGCTTCCGCGACACTGTCGCGCCACGGCGCGCGCTGTTCCCCGAACACCGTTACGCAATGCCGGAAGCGAATGCCGGCTGACGGCAACGGCACCTCGGGCCGATCATCCTCGATCGCGCGCCGCCACACTGCCAGCCCCATCAGCGCGCGTCCCTCTGCGAACGTCCAACCATCTCGCAACTCTCCATCGACTCGTCACCCGATAGAACATATATGTTCCGCGTTTGTTCTCAAGGGGCTGCGACGATGAAGGAATTCACGCTGGCGATCGTCGGGATAGATTTTCCGAACACCGATCGGGCACGGACGAACCGGCGATCCGAGCTGATGCTGCTTGAGCCGGGCGATCCGTTGACGCTGTTGCCTGAGCCGACCAATCGCTTCGATCCGCGCGCCGTCGCAGTGTTCAGCCCGAATGGCGTCCAGGTCGGCTATGTCACCGCCGAACGCGCCGCGCTGGTTGGTGGGCGCATCCGCGCTGGTGATGAGGTATCTGCCATTTATCAGGGCATCGTCGGCAAGGCTGGCTATGCGCGCGTCCGTTTTGGCGGGGGCATGCCGACGCTTCCGCCGGTCACGTTTGCGCCGGACTATGGCAATGATCGCAATCCCGCGGAGAGTGATGGCTTTTGGCCCGATGAGCCAGAGCCGGAATGGGAGGCCTAGAAAAGAATGGGTGCGCTTACAGCTTTAGGAAGTCTGTTTCCGCCTCGCTAATTCCAGCTTCTTCAGCGACGCCTTGAAGCCCCAACTTGCACTCGGCCACCTTTCCGGCAATTTCCCGGTGCTTATCGAGATAGCGCTGAGCCGTTTTCATGCTTGAGTCTTCGTCAAGCGCTACCTTGGCAATGCCCGCGGCTTCTTTGCCCAGCGCGACCGTGGCTTTGCACGCCGGCAGCGTCTTCGCGTAGATCGCATTCAGAGCGCCGCCGAGGAAGGGACGCCGGTCGCTATCAGCAAACTCTGCCATCATCTTGCGACAATCTCGCTCCGCGGTGTGGGCCGCTGAATACGCCTGCATCGGCGTTCCCGCTCCCGCGCCGGCCTTATCGATTGCGCGCTGAAGCTGCTCGATCTCGCTCGTACAGAAAACGACGGTGATCATCGTCTGGCGCAGCACCATCATAACGTCAGAAGGTTGATCCTGTGACGCCGAGCGCTTGGTAGTGCGCCCGGTTTGCACCACGCCAGGTTGGTTCGCCTTCACCGCGTTCGGTGATGACACAACGTCAGCCTTGAGCGATGGCGAGGGCGCCGGCGTCGGATCGGCTACGAGTGCTGCAGCGAAGGCGATGAACCCGCCGATCGCCAACCACTTGGCCAAGCGCCGACGCTTACGCAGCGCCGTTAGCGGAAGAAACATGCAGCAGCCGACAACGAATGCTACAAATCCCAGAGAGCCGATCACCGGCGCGAGCGTCTCCAACTGTTACCCCCTCTTCACGGCCGCCCCGACCGAAGCTGTCAGATCCGCCGCACGATGTGCGACACCTTCCCCACTATGTTGATCTCGTCCGGATGCGCGTAATCGGGCGGCACCCGCTCGTTGTCCGAAAGGATCGTCACCTTCTCGCCGCGCACGCGCAGCCGCTTAAGGTACGCCATGTCACCAATCGTGAAGGCCCATATCGCGTCTTGGTCGCGCACGTTGCGGTCGGACCGGTCGATCAGAACGATGTCGTGATCATTAATCGTCGGAGACATGGAGTCGCCTCGCCCGCGCGCCCACGTCAACGATGCGGGCGGCGTGTCGGTGATCGTCGCCAGCCACTCGGCGTCAAAATACTTGTGGTCGACGTCGACCAGATCACCCGCAAAGGTCGCGCCCATACCGTAGGCGAGGTCAATTGATGCGACGGACACCAAGCCGAGAAGATGGGCCATTTGCTCGCGCGTCGGCGCGGGTGGAGCGTGATCTTCCGGATCGTCAGTCTCGCCCAGCAGATAACCAGCTGAGGTCTTTAATTCACGAGCGATCGCATGCAGGTGCGACGAACCGTTCGGGTTGTTCTTCACGATTTTGGCTATCGCGCCCTGCGTGACCCCCACGCGACGCGCGAGCTCACTCTGGTTGATACCCAGGTCTTCCATGCGGAAACGGACGCGCTCGCTGTGTATCACGAGCGAAGAATATAACTGCGGGAATATTGCGCTATCGTACTTTGGTCTTGACTGGGGTATTCCGCGCGGAATAGGTGTCGTGCATGGACCAGACCATGACACCGCAGGATGCCTTCAAAGAGGCTCTGAAGCTGGCACGATCGCAAGCCGGCTTGGCCGCGATCGTAGGCAAGCGGCAGCCTGCCATTTCGAAGCGCCTTGCCGGCTCCTGCCGCGCAGAGGCGGACGAAGTGCTCGCCATTGAGACGGCACTTGGTGTCTCTCGTCATCTGCTTCGTCCTGACATCTACCCGCGGACTGTTCCGACCGGAGTAGAGGCGCCCGCATCAAGGGTCGCGTTCGATCCTAGCGTCATTCCGAACGGAAAGGCGGCATGACCAAGCTGCGCGCGCCCCTCACCCACGCCAACGCCGTCACAACGATCGCCGATCTGATCGGCTATGGTGCCGCGGCGCAGGCGGTCGGCCTCCGGAGCGACCGCCAGATCTATTATTGGGCTGATCCCGATAGTGATCGCTGCCCCAATGTCGCCCAGGCGGTCGCGCTCGACGCCGCCTATATCGCCGCGGGCGGCGCCGGCGCGCCGATGCGCGACGCGCACGAGGCAATGCTCAGCGCGATCGCAGGGGAGGATATCGCCTGCCAGCGCGCGCTGGGCGAGGCGCTGGCCGAGGCGTCCGAGGAAATGGGCGACGCCCTCGCCGCTGCCGTCCCGCTGATCCAGCCCGGCGCCAGCCCCCACCAGATTTCTCGTGCGCTGCGCGAAACCGAACAGGCGCTTGGCGCCGTCGGTCGCATGCTCCGCCGTGTGAAGAGCTTCCTGCCCACCGCAGCGCGGGGCTGCACCTCATCGATCGGGCAGGGACCGGGGGGAGCCCAATGAGTAAGCGACCGTACAATCGTCAGTTTTCGATCATCTGCCCTGACTGCTCGGGCAAGCTGATCATCCGCACCAGCGAGCAGGTTACGCCCACCGTCCGCGAGCTGCTGCTGTGGTGCGACAATGATGCCTGCGGCGCCCGCTTCGTCGGTCAGCTCAATCTGCTGAACCGCGTGGCGCAGGCGGCACCGGCGCCCACCGCGATCCACCTGCCGGAACGCGCCTGGCGCCCCAGCAACGACAATCGCGTGCCGGCCAATGACGGCCCGGCCGACGACGCACCGCAACCCGATACCGCCGCTGTCGGCATGACCGGCTGATCCCCGCGCGGCGCCGGCCGCGCAGCTCAATGACGCCACTCCCCGCTCGAAAGCAGCCGCTTTCGGGAACGCCCCCCGCTTGCCCGAATGGATCGCCACGTTGCAGCCCGATATCCTACGTGAAGTCCTATCCAGATTGAAGGCCGATTACGGCTTCAAGGAGAAGGGCCGTTATCTGCAGGAGGGCAAATGCCCGGCCTGCGATAAGCGGGAATTGTTCACCTGGGCGGACAAGCCGTTCGTCCTGCGCTGCGGTCGCGAGAATCGCTGCGGCGAGACCTTCCCCGTCAAGCCGCTCTATCCCGAAATCTTCGACGATTGGTCGAAGCGCCACGTTCAGACCCGCGAGAACCCCAACGCCGCGGCCGACGCCTATCTGCAGCACGCCCGCGGCTTCGATCTCATGGGCCTGCGCGGCTGCTACACGCAGGAGGTCTACCACGATCAGAAGCTGGGCATCAGCTCGGCCACGGTGCGCTTCCCGCTCCCCGGCGCGCCCAACACCTATTGGCAGCGCCTGATCGATCAGCCGGCCCGCTTCGGCAAGAAGAAGGCGGTTTTCGCCTTCGGCTGCAAATATCAGGGCCTGTGGTGGACGATGCCCGCGCACACCGATGCCGTGCTCGCCGCGGCGAAAGAGGTGTGGATCGCGGAAGGCATCTTCGACGCCATCGCGCTCAATCAGTCCGCCGCCTTCCGTGATCGCGGCGCGGTCGCCGTTAGCACGCTGTCGTGCAACAATTACCCCGGCACCGCGATCGACGCCCTGCGCAAGGCCGCGGCCGACGCGGGCCGCGCCGCCCCCAGGCTGATCTTCGCCTATGACGTCGGCAAGGCCGGCGTCCGCTATGCGCGCGAGTTCGTGAAGAAGGGCCGCGAGGCCGGGCTTGATTGCGGCGCCGCGCAGGTTCGCCCCGATGGCGAGGGCGAGAAGGCCGACTGGAACGACCTGCACCAGGCGGACAAGCTCACCGCCGAGGATCTCGCCGGCTACCTGTGGAACGGCGACGTCACGATCGCCGCCAGCGCGACCGAGAAGGCGATGCTGATCTACAAGAAGGAGCGCTACGCCTCCTTCCCGATCACCTTCGCCGGCAAGCAGCTGTGGGCGAGCTTCTCGATCGAGCGGATCAACCAGATCCAGCAGATGTGGATGGAGAGCGAAGATCCCGAGCACGCGCACATCAAGGATCTGTCGTCGCAGGCGCGATGGGATCTCGCGGCGGAAGAGGCGGTCGACGTCGACGAGCTGGCGAACTGCGTTTTCCGCACGCTGTATTTCCAACGCGATCCGAACCTTGAGGAAGGCGCCTACTTCCTCCGCATAGATTTCCCGAAGGGGCGCCACTCCGTCAAGGCGACCTTCTCCGGCTCGGCCTGTTCCACCAACGGCGAGTTCAAGAAGCGCCTCGCCTCGATCGCCCCCGGCGCGCAATGGACCGGCAACCAGTTCCAGATCGACCGGCTGATGCAGCTGCAGTGGACGTCGATCAAGATGGTCGAGGCGATCCAGCACACCGGCTATTCGATCGAGCACGGCGCGTGGATCTTCGGCGACATCGCCGTGCACAAGGGTCGCGTCCACGAGCCGAACGAGGAAGAGTTCTTCACCCTCGGCAAACAGTCGGTGAAGCTGCGCACGTCCGATCGCCTGCTCAAGATCAATTACGACGCGGACAAGCTCAACCTCACGTGGGTGCCGCCCCTGTTCACCGCCTACGGGGTGAAGGGCGTCGTCACCCTCGCCTTCTGGGCGCTCAGCCTGTTCGCCGATCACATCCGGCGCGAGCAGGACAGCCTCGCCTTCCTCGAAATGACCGGCCTGCCCGGCACCGGCAAGACGACGCTGCTCGAGTTCCTGTGGAAGCTGCTCGGCCGCTCGAACTACGAAGGCTTCGATCCGACCAAGGCCACCAACGCCGGCATCGCCCGCACGCTCGGATCGGTCGGCAACCTCCCCGTGGTGCTGATCGAGGCCGATCGCGGCCAAGACGCGCCGCACGGTCGCCGCTTCGAATGGGACGAGCTGAAGACGGCGTATAATGGCCGCGCCGTCCGCACTCGCGCAATTGCCAATGGCGGCATGGAGACGTTCGAGCCGCCCTTCCGCGGCGCCATCGTCGTGGCGCAGAATGACTCGGTCGAGGCGTCGCCCGCGCTCCGCGAGCGCATCATGGCAATCCACTTCGACAAGAGCCTGTTCAGCGTCGCCGGCAAGACGGCGGGCGAGCAGCTGGCCCGGATCGACGCAGACGATGTGTCCGGCTTCATCATCCACGTCGTGCGCCGCGAGGAACAGATCCTCAGCGCTTACCGCGATGCGTTCCGCCACCATGAGGCGCGCATGCTGCGCCACCCCGGCATCCGCAACGGGCGCCTGGCCAAGAACCACGCCCAGCTCGCCGCCATGCTCGACGCAATGCGGCTGGTGGTCACCAATCTCACCGATCACCAGGTGGATCAGGCACACGCCTTCATTCTCGGCATGCTCGAGGATCGGCAGCGCGCCGTCGAGACCGATCACCCGCACGTCGAATGGTTCTGGGAGCGGTTCGACTACCTCAACAATCCCACCAATTCGCAGCAGGTCGCCCCGCTCGATCACAGCCGATCGCCCGAAGTCCATGCGATCAGTCTCGTGGATTTCGAGAAGCGCTGCGCCGACGCCGGCCTGCGCCTCCCCTGCTCGACCAATGAGCTGAAGCGCCTGCTCAAGACCAGCAAGCGCCGCAAGTTCGTCGACGTGAAGGCCACCAACAGCCGGATCACGGAAAAGACCGTGAACTGCTGGGTCTTCCGCAATCCCGATCACCCTCAATCCACCACCGCTCGCTGAAAGGAGCCACGACCATGCTTGCCTCTCGTGTTGCCAACGACCGCGCTGCCGTCCCGCCGATCACGCCCGCCACCTATATTCGCCTGCGCCGTGAAGCTGCCGGCAAGTCGCAGCTGGCGGTCGCGCGCGACCTGTACGCGATCAAGATCAGGCGCCCCGTCGGTGACAAGCGCCCGCGCCGGCTGTTCGACAGCGTCGACCAGGCGCTTGCCATGATCCAGCAGCTCGAAGTGCCCGGCGCCCGTGCGAAATACCGCCCGGTCATCGACGTGCTGGGCGGCGTCTTCCCGCTCGACGCCGACGTCTATCACCAGCTCGCCGAAGAGCCGGCCGACCGTCACCCGGTCGTTTGCCCCGGCTGCGGCTGTTCACTCAGCGATCCATGCACCGGCTCGGAGGGTGTCTGCACCATGTCGCTCGGCACCACCTGCTCGCGCTGCATCGACGATGCCGCGGCCGGCAACCTCAAGACCGGTCGGAGGCTCGCAGCATGAACGCGCTCACCAGCATGCGCCAGGTGCGCGGCGCAGGCGGCGAAGTCCGTCACGTCCCCACGCCCTACATCGCGCCCGCCGCGAAGAAGAAGGCACGCAAGAAGCACGTCCCCGATCCGTTCAAGACGCAGGACACCGCCGGCGAAGAGCTGCGCCTGCTGATCGAGCGCAAGGAACGGCTTGAGGAAGAGAAGAAGGGCATTTGCGACGACATCGCTGACGTCGACGCCGAGGCGCGCTCACGTGGCTACGATGCCAAGACAATCAACAAGATCATCGCCATTCGTAAGAAGAAGCGCGAGCAATTTCAGGAAGAGGAAGCGATCCTCGACACCTACATGTGCGCGCTGGGGATGCGCTGATGAGCGCCGCTCCACAGCCCGCCCGATCGCGCTGGCTCACCGCCGCCAAGATCGCCCTGACGGTCGCCATAGCGCTCGTCGCCATCCCCGTTGCCTTGCTGATGTTCTTTGGCGGCATTCAGAAGGATCGCCGCTGATGGATCGGCCGCTCCTATGCGACCTGCAGCATCGGCCGATCCTCGCCGCTACCGCGCGTCAGCTGCTCGTCAGCCGCGAACGCAACTATCCCGACCTCGTCGCTGGCGGTCAGCTCACCGCCAAAGCGGCCGAGGATGGCATCCGCTGCGCCCGCGCGCTCCACGCGCAATGGTGCTGGATCATCGATCCGGCATCGCCGCCCCTGCCGCCCTTCGATTACGCCACAGGCGGATCGTTCGGCGCGCCGTCCAGCGAGATCGCGGCCGATCTCGCCCGCACCGCCGCCCGCACCCGCAAACTCGCCGAACGAACGCCAGACGAGCCTCAGCTCGCCGAACTCGCCGATTGTTACGCCGCGCTCGCCTGGTGCCAGCAGGGCGACTGGATCGTCGAAATGATCAGCGGTGCGCGGATCATCACCCAACAACTGCGCGTGGCCCTCGCCCCGCAGCTCAAGAAAGCCGCCTGATGCGAAACCAACTGGTTGATCGCGGCGCCGTGCGCCGTGCCGAAATTGATCGCCTCGACGCAACCAGCCGCAACCGCGCCCTCACCGAGGCGGAAAGCCGACGACTGGAAGCGCTGCTCTACCGCGATGATTATGCGCCGTATCGGCGGGTTGGAGGGCAGACCGCGTGATCGCCTATGCTTCTCGCACCGGCACAAAGCGGAACCTTGCAGCACTTCGCGCAGCCGGCTGGCATTTGATGGTGTCCGCTCGTGGCGTCCTTCGGACAGAAGGCTTTCCCTATGCCTTAGACAATGGCGCTTGGACTGCGTTTCAGCTGGGTGAAGAGTTCGACGTTCCTGCCTTTGAACGAGCTGTCGCACTTCTCGGCGCAGAAGCGGAGTTTATCGTTCTGCCCGACATCGTCCTAGGCGGATTGCCTTCGCTGGATCTGTCACTTGAATGGTTACGCAAGCTGCGCCGGCGCCCTGAATTAGTTAACACGCGCTTCTTGATCGCGGTTCAGAACGGCATGGAGAATGTGCTTCCTAGGATCGAGCGTCTTCTAGAGCCGAAGGTGGGTATCTTCGTCGGCGGGGACGTGCCGTGGAAGCTCGCAACCATGCCAATATGGGCACGTCTCGCTAAGCGACGCGGCGCTATTTGTCACGTTGGTCGAGTGAATACTGCCAAGCGTATCCGCATCTGCGAAGCGGCTGGCGTTGACAGCTTTGACGGATCGAGCGCCTCGCGCTTCCAAGTCACGTTGCGCCCGCTCGAGTTAGCTCGGCAGCAAATCGACCTTGAAGGTTATCTCGCGCGGAAAGATGCCTGATGCCGATCTCACCTGAGAACGCCGCACTGTACCCGCCCGATTGGCCCGAGATCAGCCAACGCATCCGCGTCGAGCGCGCGGGTGGACGATGCGAATGCCAAGGCGAGTGTGGACATAATCACACCGGCCGCTGCCCCGAGCTGCAGGGGCATGCTCACAGCATCACAGGATCAAAGGTGGTGCTGACGGTGGGCCACCTGACGCACGATCCCCAACGGTCGGGTGACGACGAGCTCCGCGCCTGGTGCCAGCGCTGCCACCTCGCTTACGATCGCGATCACCACGCTGCCAACGTGCGCCGGACCTTTTCGTTACGCCGCATCGCTGCCTCCGGCACGCGCGAAATGTTCGACGGCGACCTTGGCGACCGGACTCGCCAGCCTGTGCCTTTACCTGAAGTGAAGCCGCTGCCGGCGCCAGCGCCGGCAGATTGGCCATTCGGCGAGCTGCAGCCCGGCCGTTACGGCGTTATCCTCGCTGATTTCCCTTGGTACTTTCGCAACCGCACCGCGGCCGGTGAGGTGAAGAACCCGGTCGCGCACTATTCCTGCATGTCGATCGAGGATCTCGCGCGGCTGCCGATCGCGCGGCTTGCCGCGCCCGATTGCGTCCTGGTCATGTGGGCGACCGCCCCGCTTCTCGACCGCGCGATCGAGCTGATGAAGGGCTATGGCTTCACCTTCAAGAGCGCGGGCGCCTGGGCGAAACAGTCCCGCACCGGCGAAAAGTGGACCTTCGGCACCGGCTATATCTTCCGCTCGGCAAGCGAATTCTACATCGTCGGCACGATCGGCAAGCCGCGCGTTCTATCGCGCTCGATCCGCAACCTGATCGCCGCCCCGGTGCGCGAGCACAGCCGCAAGCCTGACCAGCTCCACACGGATCTCGAGCAGCTTTACGCCGGGCCGCGGTGCGAGCTGTTCGCCCGCCAGCGCCGCCCCGGCTGGGACGTGTGGGGCAACGACGTCGACAGGTTCACCGATGAAGCATGAGGCGATCCGCTGCGGGATCGCCGATGCCGCGGCTATCACCGGGCTTTCCTACAGAACGATTCAGGATCTAGCATCGCGCGGAGCGATTCCCGGCGCCTCCAAGCCGTCCGGTCGTTGGCTCTTCGTGGTGAGCGATCTCAAGCGATGGTCGACCCGCGTCAACCGGGCGAAGAAGCAACAATGCCGAAGAACATCTACGAACGAAACGGCATCCTGTGGGCGCGTTTCAAGGTCAACGGGGTCGAATACAGAGAGAGCCTACGAACACGCTCTGAGAAGGTGGCGGAAAAGCGCCTGAAGGCGCGCCGCGAGCAGATCCAGAACGAAGCGCATTACGGCATTGCCGGCCCAACCAACTGGATCAACGCCTTCCTGTCCTGGTCTGAGGCGATGGAAGCGGAGGTACGTGCGAAGGCGATCAGCCCTAAGACGGTGCTGCGCTATACGGTAAGCCTCAACGAGTGCCGCCAGTGGCTGGACCCTTACGAGGTTCACCAGATCGACGCGCTGCGCCTGCGCGAGCTGGTGAAGGGCCGCAAGGCCCAGCATGTGACCAACGCCACGATTCGACGCGATCTCACCGCCATTTCAAGCGTCCTCGATCACGCGATCGAGGAAGGCTGGGTCGAGGAAAACGCCGCGCGTGCCTATCCGCGCAAGCGCCTGCAGGAGCGGCGCGATCCGATCGTGCTGCCCACGACCCGCGACATCGAGCTGACGATCGGCCGCGAGCGCACGCGCTTCGGCGACATGATGCTGTTCGCGCGAGAAACGGGCATGCGCGAAGAAGAGATTGCCAGCCTGGAGCATGGCATGCTCGACCTGGTCGGCCGACGCGCCACGATCGTCGGGAAGCGCAACCGCATGCGAACGGTGACGCTGTCGAAGGAAGCCGTGGCGATCATTCAACGCCAGCCCCGCCAGCTCAAATGTCGCTATGTCTTCTGGCACCTAGAGGAAGACGCCGACGGGCAGCCGGTCGCGCAGCGCTACCGCAATGTTGCGTCGAACTTCGCCGATTACACCGAGCGCGCCGAGAAGCGCGCGGCCAAGGCCGGCGTCGAGTATCGCCGCTTCAGCTTCCACCACCTGCGCCACCTGTTCGCAGTAGAGTATCTGCGCGACGGCAAGGGTGGCATCTACGACCTCTCGCGCGAGCTGGGGCACAGCAGCGTGAAGACCACCGAGATCTACCTGGACTATCTGACGCCCGAGCAGGCGACTCAGGCGATGACAGGGGTGGCACAAAAAGGGGCACACAAGCGGCGGTCTGGCACAGCCGACTAG